CTCCTCGGATTTTTTGCTGCACAGGTTTAGAGGCAATATTAAGAGCGATCTTAGAAGCATGCCGGTCAATAGCCTTCTGTGGCACACTTCTATTCTTGGCCATCACTCCTTTAATGATTTCGTTGTAAGTAGTTTTGGCAGGAAGAGAAACACCAACTCCTTTAAGAACTTCCCGAGCATCCTGAACATGCCGAGTACTTGCCAAAGCCGCTTGCTGTGGAGAAAGAACAGCTTCAGCAATAGCATTCCTTTTAGTGGTCTCCTCTAAGGCAGCCGATACCGCTGGGGCATCCTGTACGGCCTTGAGAACACTTGTGAAGGCTTGTGGGGCCTTCCCTATAGGGGTAGTAGCCGCCCGCTCTGATAGGCTCTCTGAGACGCTTACAGGGATTACAGAAGCTCCCTTTTTCTGAGCCCATTTAGGGACTTCTTTTCCTATAGCCGCAGCTATCCCTCTCCGCCCAGCTTTAGCCACCGTTCCTAATGGAATAGGAATAGCGGTAGTGGGGTCCAAAAGAATATCAGCAGCCAATCCCCCTACTGCTCTTATAGGACCACTTTCAGGTAAGAATTTGTAGTCTTCCAAAACTTCCGAAACTGGTTGTTTTCTTTTACCTGAAAGCCCTTCCCAATATGCTTTTGCAACATCATCAACTTCTTTAAGTGCGGCAATAGGATCGGTAAACGGATTAATGGGCTCATCTGGATGTTGGCTCATTACAGATGCTACGGCGTAATTGCCACGCATTAAAATGTCTACAATCCTATTAAGGAAGGACGGACCTTTTTTAGGAGTTTTGATTACTCCAGAAGCAGGATTAATACTAGCTTGACGATGCCTCCAGTTATCCGAGAAATCAATATTAGAATTCCTCATGATCTGGAGAGCAATATCCCGGTCACTAGTCCGCGTAGGTGAAAAGGCAAACGCGGCTAGTTGCCGGAATAGATCCTGTGAAAGATCGGCCATTTTATCCTCTTCCGTAGTACCTTAACGCAGCCTGATAAAGAAGCGACTGATCCCTAGCGGAAAGTCTCTGGTTAGCGGCATGGTCTCTAATAACTTGTGCCCACTCCTCAGGGGTATTCGGAGGTTGTCCACCGTAATACGATCTAGCCTGAGCAGAATTACCCCAAATAGTGGCTGCCGACAACGCTGATTGGAAGAAGTTCCCCAACCTCTGGTCATTCAGATAAGATAGCGCTCCTGTAAGCCCTCTATTAGAGCCACCAGAAGAAGCCGCTTGCTTCAATCGTGCGAGATCCAGCATTCTATTCCACAACTGGTTCTGCTGTTGCTGTGCTTGCTGTGCCGCTTCTTGTTCCAATTGGAGAATTGCTTGCTGGTATGCAGCTTCTTTCTGCCCCTTGACTTGCTGGAGTTGGGCTTCTTGTTCATCCAAGTATCTCTGTAACGCTTTGGTGATTTCGGTTTGCTGTTCAGCTCCTTCGGTACGAGCAATTCCCGCTCCTTCCGTCCAGTAACCAACATCTGCCACCTCCTCTAAATTGAGTGCTGACATTTCAGCGGCAGCAGTATTCTCTGCCATAGCCAGAGCATTAGCTTGGTCGGCTAACTGTTGTGAAGAGGAAGAGGGGATGCTAGCTTCAATACCTAACTGTTTGTACTGGTCAACCTGTTCCCTAAGCCTAGTAGCATAATCATCCGTAATAGCTGACTTAAGGGCTTCACCAGCGGATTTAGCTCCTGCTTTATACTCAGCACTTCTCGCTTTAGTAGGCGCTACCTGATCTTCGTAATAGTCAGTTAAGCTATCATAAATAGAGCCTATTTCCTTCTTCGCCCCTCCGGCTCTCTTCTTGGCCTTATCCATAGAGGTTTTTACACCTCTAATCATGGGATCGAATTGAGCCGAAATTGCCCGTAAAGCCTGAGCTTTCATCCTCTCGATGTCGACACTAGATGGTCCCATACCCATACCACCAAGCATTCCTTGAAGAATGTCGATATCAGAAGGGCCTCCAGCTCTTTCCTTGGTTCTCTGCTTGGCTTTCTTAACACGACCCTCATTAGGATTAGAGATAGTAAGGTACTCGTTCAGCCAATTAGGTTTAGCCTGACTTTCAATTTTTGCCAGACCTGGATATTTTTTAAACGGATCAGGCATGTTAAATCACCAACTGTCCAGTTTCGGCAGCCCTGCGTCTAATAGCGTCTAAGCGTGCTTGTTCTCTTTGCAGCTCTTGCTCTCTAGCGAATTGTCTAGCCTCGGCCGCGAGATCACCATACTGTTTAAGTCTTTGTCTGTTAGTCTCTGACAACTGCTTACCAAACTCGGTTTCATAATCACCCCTCTTTTGAGCGTACAAACCTGATCTGAGAATTCCTCTACTGGCGTAATCGTCGAGGATATCTTGAAGATCTTTAAGTCTTTGTTCGCGTAGTTCCCTCTGATAAAGACCTTCAGTTGGTGGCTTTCCTTTCTCCACAACGTTTAAAGGCTTAGTTTTAACCTTGAATACAGGTACTCTTTTACCCTTAACCTTTTTCCAGCCAACAAGCGTTCTTTGTTTAACGGTACCTTTCTGTACCTTCTTATCCGCGACACCTTCTGTGCCGTAATAAGTGGCAAGCTCATTCTTCTTACGAAGTTCCTCGGCTGCATAGTCTGTCTTGAGCTTGTCATAGAAAGAGATCTGTTTAAGATAAGTACTATCCTGCCATGCTGGCTTTTTTGGTTTGGCAGGCTTTAGCGTCTTAGCCATAGTTCATCCCCATCAATTTCCTCTTTGCCGCATTACGCATTGTGCTTTTATATGGGTCATCAGAGTTAATACTACCATTAGCTAAATTAGTATTAGCCTGAGGTAATAAAGAGGGAATGGTAATTCTTTGCCTTTGTGACTCATAACGCCTTTTGGCCAAATTATATGAGTCCATCCTATTATGGAACCTAGCTGTTAGAGGATTGAACCTATCCTGGATCATTAGCCTTTCTCCCTCAACCAGTCAGGGGCACTGAAATTCCGCATGTTGTGTTGCTTCATCCTGCGAAGAACAGCATTTCTACGGACTTTCGCTCTCCGATCTCTTTCTCGATAACCCATGGGATCAAGCATTGTCCCAACATGTGGTGAGCGCCTACCACCACCATAAATAACCTTCCCCGCCGCATAGGGATTAGCATCATACGCTCTTTTAATTGCCATACTAGTTCACCTGATCCGGCACATTAGCCCTTGCAGAAGACACAGCGGTCAACGAAAATAGTTTAACAGGAGAGTTAGGTATAATGCCTGTGCTATTCATGGAGACAGTGAAATTCAATTGTCGGAATCTTCTAGCTGTTGGGAACTTATAAAATCTCCTACCCTGTTGAGTAGAAGATCCCGGTACTGTCGTCGTAACTGCGTTATCAACGCCAGTCGTTCCCCACGTCTCCATGTCTTGCCATAGGGTCTCCTGGTTCATAACTGTTCCCCAAGTGGGAATGAAGGAGAAAGAGACAAGATTCAAGGTTCCGGTGATATCGTCAGTGGTTCTAGCATCTACTCCCCACCAAAAGAGTTTCTTGAATCTCTGAGAAATGCCAAGGTCGTAATTCTTAGTAACAATTGTAGAGACAATAGGAACAGGCTCATCGTCTAGTTCTTCAAAATCTGTATTAGTGTGTGTAGCTTTAATCTCGAAAGTGTGTAAATCTTCCACTAGACAAGAGCCAGCAATGTAAGTGTCCCCAGTTAAATGGATAACATTGCCGATGTTCTGCAAACTCTCGCTTTGTGACTCCCACCTAGACCAAGTTTTAGTTCTTAACCCATATACATAGAGATTATTAGCTATTCTACATAACAGACGTTCACCAAGAAGAGACAAGGCATAGAAGTCCATTTTAGGCTGTGCGCCTACCGTAGCGTCAAAGACAAAAGGCATCTTTACATTGACTTGTGTCCACGTGTAGTTATAGATTTCGTATAGCTTGTTTCGATGTAGCACGAAAAGACTGTTTTCCCACGCTACAACAAGACCTGAAAACTCACAGCCAATAACAGGATTGATTTTCAGAAGTTCAGCGTTAGAAGGCGAGCCTGTGTAGGAGAGTACGTAGGTTGAGTCGGTCTTGAAGAGGAAAAGGTTGTCGTCATAGACCGCTAAATCATTAAGGCTTTCTCCGTCACCTGGATTAACATCAATGAACTGAGTAGTGGTTGAGTATGCTTCAGCATTTCCAGCATCGGAAAAGATCAGTCTACTAATGTTCTCTTCTTTAGTGTTGCCAGGAACAATGAATAGCCGGTCCTTATAAACGAATAAGTTATTTCCTCCGAGGTTCCCAGCCCCACCCATCATAGTAGCTAAGTTGGCATTAGAGACATCCTCGTAATCATTATCTGGAGTCCATTTTCCTAAGCTTACAGTAGTACTACCCGGAACACTAAGGAAATACAAAGCATTATTGTACTGAGCAACACAGGAAGCAATAACTTGGTCAGTTACCAAAGTCCATGAACCACCAGAAAAGACCCATGTACCACTGGTATTGCAGCCGAGTATATATGCGGTGCCACCAATAAATCCTCTGCCGAGACACTTAATTCTGTCAATCCATGTATCGTTCTCAGCAATAGATTTGATAGGTGGTCGAGAAACCAAACAGCCATCTAAGTCAACTTCAAAGTTAATACAATCAACTAACTCGTTATCTGCAATGTACGATGCATCAGAATAAGTATTAATCCCACCAGTGAAGGGACCAAGCTGTAATTCAGTTTTAGTGATCGGCTGCACTCTAGCCATGATAACCCTTACCAGTAGTCTTCTAGATTAACCCTAATACGAGGATACACTTCGTGGTTGCCCCAGTTTTCTCTCTCCTTGTTGAGCGCGACAGAATTATTATATTGTGCGGCGAGATTCGTAGCAGCCCCCCAATCTTCATCAAGCTCATACGCTTTAGCCATACAGTACTCGACAACGGCGTTATGATAGGAGAGAGGAAGGTCAATCTCATCAATATCGGATGTAAGATCGACGGGTTGCCGGGAATAGGTGATTTTGATGTTCCCGACATTTGAGCTTACAGGGATAGGATAGAGAGAAATTGTATTGGCGTACGTTGTGTAAGCAACTGGGTAGCTCGGTCCGTAAGCTGTCCCATCCCAACCGTCAATATACTCATCAAATTCCCCTGGTGACATACCCTTTAAGGCATAAAAGGACAGATCACCTTCCTCCCTCTTGTACCTGATGCTTCTTAGTACAAGCAAGTCAGAAGGGAAGGCGTAATCCTGTTGACCTGCGACAGAATCAGCTAATGCAGTCACTTGTAAGACAGTCTCATTCTGCATGACAATATTTCGCTGAGCATCATTAGCCCAACGGGTAATATCATCATCCATAATTTGAACAGAGGCGTCGTCACCAAACTGCCTCTTAACCCTAGTCTTCACATCAGCTAAATTCATAAGTGTTTCCTGTGTTGGACCCTATTCAACTGAGAATCGAGTTTAACTAATGAGCCGTCTTTATCTCGATAGGTTGGATTTGTTTTTTTCGTTGAAACTAACCATCGCGCTAACTCTTCTTGTTCTGCTAATTCCTCTTCTCGTTGTCGGAGCTGGAATAATTTGGCAACCTGATTCCGTACCTCCATCCGATCCAGGACATTCCCGTGCTTCATGTCCGAATTAATGATCCGAGTCATAATCTCTTCTGGAGAATCTAATTCAGATGCGTATAGAACGGTATAGTACTGACCTTGTTTGTCTTTATGAACCACCATATAAGGTTTGTCTCGGTCTTCAACTCCTCGTTTTTCGGGGGGAATCCAACGAAGTTCTAATGACGGATTATAATCTTGTAGCATTTCTGCAAGGAACATCCATTTTTGTGAAACAAACCGTCCCTCTTCGGTGGCTA